CTGCCACCAAAAGCCGACCACTAGGTACCCCCTAGCTACCTGCGCCTCTAAAATGAAGCCACAGGAGCTAGGGTACACCTAATGCTTACCCGACACTTACCCGACACTTACCTGACGCTGCTCCAGGTATTTGTCCTTTGTCTTTGGAACAGCACATGTTCTTCAAACTTTCGTAGTTCTTCATTAAGGGCTGCTTCACGATAAGCATCAGCAGCGAGAGCCTCATCCTGGCTCATGGCATTCAACCAGTAGCTCACGGCCATGCTCACACAGTCAAGACGGTCATCGTGCTTGAGGGCACCTCTGGCTCTGGTGATACGGGTCATCTGATAGAAGAGGCTTGTCCACACTTCCTTCTTGAGGTCTTCGATGTCATCCTTGACGAGCTGCTTGTCCACCACCAGACGGTGGCTATTCAGCACAGGCTCAAGGGTATCAATGATACGCATCTCTTTCTGGGTGTGGTGGCGTACTTCGTTAGTGGTGCAGGGATATGTAGCAGTCAGCACAGGCTTCAGTAGCTGAGTGAACATGCCATCACCGAAGTTGCTCTCAATCACTATCTCATTGACCTGATACTTCTTGGCAATCATTGCCAGGGTCTTGAGTACGTCAGGTGTGTACCCTCCGGCCAACCCTCCACACTCCAACAGGAACAGCTTACCGTGCAGCTGCTTGACAATCGCATAGGCAGTCTCATCGGCACCACGACCACTGGGGTCAATGGCCATGACAGCACCGCTGTACTCTACCCATTCCTTGTCGATGTACATGGGGCTGTACCAGCGGTCACCCTGAAAGCCCACTGCGGGGATGTCCTTGATCTTGTTGAGGTCTGCTGATCCGTACTGGATGGTGGATGGTGCTTGGTCAGTAGCAAGGTCCATGACAATCAGATCACTTGTCTTGAGCGGATACTTGTCGGCATCACTCAGGCTTGTGTCCAGCATGAACTGAAGGGCAAAGCCAGATCTACCGTACGCTGCCTCACGTTCAATCAGATCGTTGTGAGTGAACCGTTGGGGATCAGTGGGAAGACCAAAGCACTTGTCCTGCTCCTTTTCGATACGGTCATAGATGATAGGAGCAAGAGCACCACTGTACATCTCAGGTTTGGAAGGGTAACGAGCAGGCCAGATACGAGCATCATAGCCCCGCTCTCTCATTGTGTTGTAGACAGACTCCTCGGTCTGAGGAGTGCCCAAATACGTTATACGGCCAACCTCAGGAACGATGATAGCCTCAAACTCAGTACATGCCTTGACCAGCTTGTCACGCATGTCCTGCGTCAAACTGTTCTGGGCAACCTCTACGTCATCAGCGATGATGTGGGTTGCACGACTACCAGTGAGCTGTCCCATAATACCGACAGACTTGACACTGGGAGCGTGAGCAGCTCGAGAAGGACCTACGTCGAAAGCAAGTTTGCTGTCCCGCTGGTCATGTGTAGGCTTGAGATGAGTGAGGAGCGGCACCTCCCGGATCAGTCGCTGAGTGAATGCACTGAAGTCATCAGATCTGGACTTTGATGCACTCACCACCAGAAACTTGATCTGAGGATCCCTGTACAAACTCCAGAGCACAAAGGCACTGGTGATCCAGCTCTTACCCACACCACGGAACCCCTCGATGATTTGTCGAGAAGGCCCGTGCTGGAGGTAGGTAGCTATATCATATTGTATAGGTGTGGGGTCAGGCAGATGGAGGTGCTTCCATATGAGGTACAAGAAGTTCCTGAAGTCAGCTATCAATGGATGCTGACTCATGTTTATCCTTATTGGTTGTAGCCATTAGCAGCATGGCTAGGGTGAGGCTTAAGATAGCCTAAGGTCATCCCATGTACATGGATACCTTAGGTTAACCTCAGGTATACCTAAAGGTACCTTATTATGTCTTTCTATTCTCTCACCCCCTTATGGGGGCCTCCGTCGATGGGATGGAATATCAAGGGGTTACGTAAATAGGTGTTTTGAAGTTAACTAGGTTAACTTTTGGTTAACTTACTGCTGCGTTTCCTCGTCCGGGATGTTGTCCAGACTGAATGGGAGCTGCCCAGTAAGAGGGTCCAATGCACCAGAACTATCGACATCGACAGTGATGCCGTTGTCCTTAAGCAGTTTGATAGCATTGGCATAATCACTTGCCTTAGCTTCGCCTGTTTTGATCTTCTCTGCAATGCCTTCAACGACGATAGAGAAGAGGGAATCAAGTGCATCTTCGGTCACCTTACTCATAATAGTTCTCCTTAAGCCATTAGAAGGGCACACCCAGAGTTTGAGTGTGCCCTTTAGTTCAGGCTCTGTTGTTTCTCCACCGCTCCTTGAAGTTGCTGTACTCTACATACAGCCTCATCAGCAGGAGGATGATAGAGCCCACCATAAGCACCGCACTGCCCACACCTCCCCAGTTGATTGATACAAAGAAGGCTGTGGCACTTGTGAGGTACGAACACATACCTTCAAGAGCATTACGCATCATTCTCCTCCAATGTAGGCCAGGGACAGGCAGGATCATCAGGCCCATTCCAAGGGAAGCCGGGTTGATCGGTGATGTCTCGGAGTGCCTGACGGTAGGCACGGAGTTCAGAAGTGTTATAGGGGCTGCCCGGGAGTACTTTCCAGTCACAAACGCTAAGTAGAGTGTTACGCCTTGTGCGTACTTGTTCTTCAAGAGTTGGAGGTGTGGGCACCATATCAGCCAATAACATTTCAGCCTGTGCAAAGAGGTCTTGAATAGGTGTGTCATCTATGTCACGAAGTCTTCCTGAAAATGGGGCTGTTTCAGCCCATATTCCTTCTTCATCTTCTCCAATGAAAACATAGCCTTTATCAAGTAGTGCAGTGCAATCAACCAAAACTGGGGCCTCTTCCTGAATGAAGACAAGATTTTTATCACATATAATTTGTCGTTTCATTAGTATTACATCTCCCTTAAAGCTTCATAATATATGCGAGGGCATAGTATGTTGTGATTACTACAGCTGCACGTGCAGATGTAGTCCCCGCTACAGTATGGGCATGTACACCTGTGGTGCTGGTGCTCTCTGGATAATGGTTTGGGGACACCGAGTAGCTGTATGTGTGTGTATGGCTTCCAGTGCTATTTGTGTTTGCGCTGAAGGTGTGTGTATGGCTTGGCATGCTCATGTTTCCTGTAGCTCCTACACTATAGTTTCCACCAGCAGCAATTACAAACCTATTACGTAAATCAGGTGTGCCGTTTGTACCATTACATAAGGCCCACCCATTAGGAATTGTAGCTATAACCCCAGACCACATACAAATTATACCACTTGGAAGCAGCCCCTCATAAGTGGGGTGTGTATGTGTAGCAGCAGCAAACGCACTAGCATGTTTACCGTCCAGCATATCAGCATCGAGCCCACTTCCTGTACCATCTTCATCAAGCACTTTACTGAACACGTTTTCAGACGTGAATGAACTTGCGGGGAGTGCAGCAGCAGCTATGGAGTTTGCCTGTGTTGCAGCAGTATCAGCAGCTACAGCTTTGTCGTAGGCAGTCTTAACTGCGGCACTGTTTGCGGCCACGGTGGTGCTGGTACTGCTTACTGAGCTGGAGAGCGCAGGCATAGGTCCGGTGTCACCGGTATCACCTTTGTCACCTTTGTCACCCTTCTCACCTTGGATGCCTTGAGGTCCTTGAATGCCCTGCTCACCTTGTGGCCCTTGCTCACCTTGTGGACCCTGAGGTCCAGTCAGGTCAGTTGAGTACTCTCCCCACACACCTTCAGCCGTCTCAAAACGTACAGCTGTATGTTCAGTATTCCACTCAGAGGCTGGCATGGGACCAATGGGTCCTTCAGGTCCCTGAGGGCCTTGAGCACCATCAGCACCATCAGCACCGTTGAGTCCATCAGCCCCTGCAGGTCCTTGGGGACCCTCCGGCCCCTGTGCTCCGTCCTCTCCCTTCTCTGCCATCTTTGCCCAATAGATTGATGTGCTCGAAGGTTGGTGATCAGCAGGAGCATCCTCCACACAGAACCAAGCCTCTCCATTATACTTGACAATATCCAGTGCTTCATAAGGGGTGGCTTCCGCCCACTCACCCTTAACAGTAGGGCGCACCTTTCCTATTTTCAGTGTAGCCATTTATACTGTCACCTCCAGATTCCCCTCACTGTCAAATGAGAAGTTGTTTGTGTTTGTGTCCAGCGTCCCCACATAATCCACGTACAGGTTGCCATCAGCTTCAACTCTGAAGTGCCCGAAGGCCAGCCCTAAAGGTGTGTCACCTATTGGACCTGCGGGACCCTGCGCCCCGAGCGGACCGGGATCGCCTTGTTCACCCTTGTCACCTTTGGGACCTATTGGCCCTTCAGGCCCCATTGGCCCTACGGGACCTTGCTCACCACGGGGGCCTGTGGGGCCTTGTGGCCCCTGGGGTCCAATGTTTCCTTGTGGTCCGCGCGGCCCGTTAGAACCAGCAGGGCCTTGGGGACCAAGAAGTCCTTGAGGTCCTTGTATGCCTTGAGGCCCTTGTATGCCTTGAGGCCCACGCACACCTTGTGGTCCTTCTGGTCCTGCAGGTCCCTCAGGTCCCTCAGGTATGTAGATATCGAGTACGCCTGTGCCTTCATCATATTCCCCGTACCCTGTCTCACCGGTGGGGAGGATATGCATCTGAACACTCAGCCGTTCAAACTGGTCCACCAGCTCCTGAGCAATACGAGCAGCTTTTTCGGAAACACCATCGGCCTGTGCTTGGAGGTAGCTCTGTATAAGCGGCACATATACTTCATCCAGGTACGCCTTACAGACAGCATCAAAGCGTTCTGTGGGGTATCCGATGTTTGAGAAGCGTCTACCTCGTGCATCCCAGGCTCCATCCGGCCCTAGGCTCAAGGTGCTCATGGCTGTGTCATAGGCTTCCTGCATGACATAGAAGAGTTGGTTCGCGTTGAGATCCAACGTAGATTCATTAAGCAGGGCACCGTTGGCAAAATCTACCAGCCTCAGTTCCCGTGGTGTCTCCCTGTACACCCGCACATGGAGACTTTCAGGGGCTGCCTCGTTCAACCTGACCATCCCGTTGGATTCCCAGGTGAATGGTTTAGGGAGTCCATCCACACTGACATGGACATGATTCTTATCAAGGTAGGGAAAGGGCACAGCAAAGAGCTGCTGCACCCCATCACTTACCGTCTCAGTATAGCTGTAGGCCATCCTGTTGTTCCTCCTCCTTCAAGCTCTCAATTCTATCGAGCATTATGTTTCCAAGTCGGGCCGTCTCAATGAGGTTCTTGTACAGTTGATCAATCATCTGCCGCCTCAGCTTCTCCTGATCTTCCCGAGGTACACCTTGGCGGGGTGGTGCTGTGTTGATGTAGTTGATCAGTTTGATCTGACTTGCCATATGGTCATGGTAGTTCTTGACCATGTGTAGGTTGTTATCCGGCAGATACTTGAGTGCCTCCGCGAACCTGTTCTCATCCTGAAGCATGCTCACAGTGGTGGCGATCTTCTCCAGCTTCTTGTACTGCTCTCTGAAGCGTTGGATAGGAGCAGCACCGTATGACGGATGTCGGGCCACGAAACTACGCACGATAGGCATATCGGCCAGTGTGCTTGCGGCTCTCAATGGATCGTCCAGTATCCCCGATTTCCTTGCAGCATAGTCGGCAGCCTCGATGACCATCTTGCCAACACCAGCAGTCATGCTCTGGACAATGTGTTCCAGCATGATTGGTGAGGTGAACTTGGAGTTGCCTGTGAGTGGGCTCAGATACTTACTGATTGACTTGGACAGCTCAGTGGTCCTGTCGGTGTACTGGTACTCCGGCAGCCTATACTCCAGGGCAGAGGGCACGATGTCCGTATCCCTGAAGTAGTCGTAGTTCGTCAGGACAGACGTCAACGTATCGATACCCGAAGGCATCAACGGGGGCGTCCCCACACTCTTGAACGACTCCATAAGACCATCGAACGCATGCGGATCTTCATTGATGATCCAATCGAAGATGCGCTCAGGCACAGTCCCAAAGGCCACACCGAGTAGGTGGGGCTTAGGGATACGGGCAATGAATGAGCTATCACCACTACCAATACGCACACACCAGAACAGATCCTTCTGCCATGCTGGCAGGTCCTGGATCTCCTGGTCATCCTTTCCTAAATACGCAGTGATCAACGAGGGAAGGGTGATC